ACGATGGAAATCAAAGTCTTGTAAAATTTAACAGTCTATGATTTCCATGCAATACTCAACAAATCTAATAATATATTAGATAGCTTTCTCACTTTCAATACTATCAAGGATCATGGCTGTTGCAATACTTCCAGTTTCTAGAAATCTTCCTGCTCGCAATAGGACTGTGGCTGGTAGTGTCACTGCTCCTCCAGTTCAATATCCTAGTGAATGGTTCCGTGCCAATGAGAATAGAAAGGTCTCAATAACCATATACCAACAAACAACCGCGGGGCAGGCATATTCAAGAATAGAAGCACTCCGCAACAACGGACAATGGGATGATGTACTTATATCAACTTTCATGAGGGGGGTTATTGATGAAAATGCTGAATGGTTTCAGAGTGCTCCATTAACTGAAGATTGGAGTGTGAATGGTGCGGTGATAGGACAAACTGGAGCTAGCATAACTCCATTGAATTTAGCAACATGGGAAACCATCCCAAGACCAGGAAATCTCGGACCCATTGCAAATCAGGAAGGAGAACTGGAAACAAGACGGTCATTTTTCTTAGCTTTGGTCACGATTTATAGGCAAGTTTTAACAAGAGATATCAATGCGGAATATGGACAAGAAGTGAGCAGAAGAATCATTGATAATTTTAAAGAACAACCTTTGGCTATGTCACAAGATGACATAAACAATATTCAAAATTTTGAAACTAAAGATAAATTAACTGCAAATTATGTTAAAGTCTTATGCATTCTTGACATGTTCTTTAATAAGTTCCAAAATCACGACAAGAGTACGATAAGAATAGCCACTCTGCCAACTAGATATCGAGGCTGTGCTGCATTCACCTCATATGGTGAATTAGCAATAAGACTTGGTATAGAACCTGTCCAACTTCCAAGTTTGATCCTAACAATGGCTGTAGCTCGAGATTTTGATAAAATAAACATTGGTGGGGAACAAGCAGAACATCTTGATGGTTATTTTCCTTATCAGTTGACGTTAGGACTTGTAAAGAAGAGTGCCTATTCAGCTAGCAATTGTCCTGCTCTATATCTCTGGATGCATACTATAGGAACCATGCTTTATCAACAGAGATCTTATAGAGCACAGGTTCCAAAAAATGTCCCTGATCAGATGGGAACCATCAATTCAGCGATTGCAGTTGCCATACAATATGTGGCAGGAGGGGACTTTAGCATGCAATTTGTGGCTGATGCAAGAGTTCAGGGTGCAATGAGAGAGATGCAGGATGCCGAAGCTGAGTTAACTCATCTAAGACAACTAACGGCTAGAGCAGCAAGACAAGCTGCTGAGGGAAATGTCAATGATGAGGGAGGAGATGAGGGTGAGTCGAGTGAAGATGAAGAAGAAGAAGATGATCATCAACTAGATGATCAAGATGATCCCGAAATTGCTGCTCGACTAGAAAGGATTGGCGTACTGCAAGAAAATTTGAGAAGATGCACTGCTACTGTAGAACAGTTCACAAGTGTAGTGGAGAAAAGTGCAATGAGAGCTCTTGCTTATTTGCAAGAGAATGGAGGCATTGCAGAAAAGGACAGGAGAGAATTAGGCATCAGATTCCGACGATTCGCTGATGAAGCTGATGGTAGAGTTGGAAAATTGTTAGCCAACTTGTTCCCTGCGCACAGATAAATTAAAAATTGACAGAAATTACAATTAAATTTATTTTTAATATATACTACTAAAGGGTCAATTTTATTAATCATTTATTTCTTTTTATTAAAGTGCATTATAACCACATGAAAAAAACAACAAATCTAAGCAAAACCATACATTTCTAAAATGAGTTATTCTACAGGTTTAATTAGAAGTGAGGTAAGCTCAGAAATGAGCAAAGCATTTAAGGATGCAGGAGAACATCAGATTGCACTGAATAAAGAATATGATAACATGTCTTCAATCAGTACTAATATGAATGCTTTGAAGAACATGTTCAATCCTGATGATGACAGTAATTCAGATGGAACATCCCCTTCATCAAGAAATTCTATTCTTTTGGCAAGTGATATGTTCTTAGGTAATGATGATTACGGATCCGATGACTCCCATAATTTTCTCAGCTCACCTAGTCCAGATCGGGACAGCAGTGAAGAAGGGTCAAAGATTCAGGAATTCAGATTTGAGATACCAAAATCGAAAACATACAAGGATAGATCATACAGAAGGGGTGTTATAGATGTTCTCGATTTCTTACAAAGACATCACTTCATTGAAGAATTCTTATTTGAGGGAGATCATGAAGAGATAATAGTCATAACACCTACAAAAGGTATGATTCCTTTTAAGAGGAGCAAGTCTGAAGATTCACAAATCCCTATGGCAAATGAGAAAGATATTGAGAAAGAGGAAATTGAAAAACCAGTTAAATCGGATGCGAGAAATACAACTTCAGAACATTCAACATCCATTGAAGATCCAAAGAACCGTCTGAAGGAGGCTTTACGAAAGAATATTAAAGATGATTTACGTAGCAAAATAAGCAAAAATGTTCCTAAAAAACAAGAAACAGCAGATGATAACAAGGAAGGAGTTAGACCCACAAATCAAAAGGAGATGATACCAAGTCAGGACATGACAAAGTCAACAAAGAAGCAAGAACTTTCAGCAAAGCCCCCAATTAAAGATGGAAAAAAGAAGGAAGATAAAAAAGCAGAAGACACACACAAATCCTTCAACTATGCTAATACTTTTGGATCAAAAGTTACAGTAAAAACCTCAAAATATTGTAAGAACTGTAAAGCAGCAACAAGGAAGAATGCCACTATTTATCTAAATCACTTATATACTAATCACAGTCATGAGATTGCATTGATTAAAAGTCTGGCATATCCTTTGTAACCAAGTGATTCGATGTAGTGATATTGTGCTCATTGCTTATGGAATTTAGTGGATCATAAGATAGCAATCGGAACATGAAAAAAACAACAAATCTCATCAAATACAGTAAAGCTTTAAAATGTCTGGTGTCATGAGTTTATTCAAAAGGAAAGATAAAAAAGAGAAGAAGGATATGAAGGCTATTACACAGGGTGACTCTAAAGCTGTATTACCATCTGCACCTCCTGACATCTCTAGTATGGATTATGGTCGATTTGGATTGCTGGGAAGACAGACTCTATACGAAGAAGAGGAGGAGGAAGAAAGATGTATCACCATATTGGATTTGGAAGTTGATCTGCATGTGGAAATTTTAGCTAATAAAGAAACCAGGGTATTGATAGAATTGATCGCACAACTGTGTAATTTGCAAGTGGATTATGTAGGTAAAGAGCACACCAAGGCAATTTGGATAGGGTTAGCTGTTGTAGCGGCTTTTAACTCCAGAAGGGTATCAAAAACTAAGCAGAATCAAGTATATAAGGGAGAAGTTTCAAATGGGATAAGATTGTTAATTGATTCAGAAAAACCATTTGAATTAGACAAGAGAAACAAATGGTGTCAACAGTTAAACTATCTAACAAATGGCGTAAAGACGGAATGGTCCATAAGGGGAGAAATCATCAGAACAATGGTCCCATATCTGCCACAGCCAGGAAATGAAGATATAGTAACCTTCTTATCAGGTATGGGTGTCAGATGCTATGTAAATCCTGATGGACACCTTGTGTTGAAAGTGTAAACTTCTCTATTATTAAATTCCTTTAATTATTTTTGTTTATATTTTATTTCTATTTTTATTTTGTTAGTTTTAAAAGGCTGTGAGATGTCCAGTATTAAAAATATGATCGTTAAAACCTGTATTTCTGAAATTAAGATGAACTTATCTATTTAACCACATGAAAAAAACAACAAATCTAATATTTATCATTAGATAGTTACAATTGTTTTGATATTTCAAAATGGCCACTTTCAACATTATCTTTGTCTTAATATCATTTTGGACCACTTTAGGAATCTCTGATGAATCCCCTCATATCACAGTGACTGCCCCTGAAACTCCTGATCCTATCCTCCTCCAAGGAGATAAAACTTATCTCTTTTTAGTCCCTTCAGAGAGCAAAAATTGGAAACCCGCAGATCTTAATGAATTATCCTGTCCTCCTCTTATATCAAAACCAGATACTGCTGAAATGGAATACATGTCTACTGATGTCATGGAACTCCAAAAACATCATGAACTCGCGCCTGTGCAAGGGTATTTATGTTCTGGCTTAAGATATAAAGTTATTTGTTCTGAAGGATTCTTTGGACAAAAAACAATAACTAAGAAAATTGAAAATCTTGAACCTGATCAGAACAAATGTGTTCAAGATTTAGAAAAGTTTATTAATGACGATTATTTGCTACCCTATTTCCCATCAGAAGATTGTAATTGGATGAAAGAAACACCAGTTCATCAAGATTTCATAGTTTACCAAAAACATCAGGTTAAATATGATCCATACCACAATGGCTTTTACGATGCTCTGTTCAAGAAAGATTTTTGTCAAGAGAAAATATGTGAGACAGAGCATGATCAGACAATATGGATAACTAACCAAGAATTAAAACAAGAATGCACTTTTAATTATCCGGTTAAAAAACATGTATTCTATAAGAGAGATTATAGCAAAATGATCATCGATTATGAAATCAACCAATGGACTTCAGTTGAGGATGGATGTTTGATAAGATATTGTGGTCAGGAAGGAATTAGATTATCTAATGGGATGTTCTTTGTAGGAAAATTTTACAAATTAATATCGAATCTGCCAATTTGTCCAGAAGGAACCAAGATCAGCTACAAGCCCATTAAAGCACAATTAGATGAAATAGAAAATGAAATAATTTTAAATCAAGAAAGACTTTTATGTTTAGATTCTATACGACAAATGACTGCTTCTAAAAAATTATCTTTTTATTCATTATCCTTCTTGGAGCCTAAATCCATGAGTAGACATAAGGTCTATAGAATTCACAATAATACTTTAGAATACACTGAAACTGAATGGGAACCTATAGTGGCTTTTAATTTTAATGGAAAGAATCAAATCGGAGTAAATAAAGAAGGGAAGGAAGTTTATTGGAATGAATGGGTGCCCAGTGGAAAAGATGGATTGCTCTCAGGATTCAATGGAGTTTATAAGAAAGTTAATTCTTCCAAAATTTCAATATCAAGATTAGAAACCATTAAAGAAGATTATGAAAGAGAAATGATGATAGATCATGAATTGGTTACAGTTGAGCATCCTAAAATTGTCCATCTTAAAAGAGAAAACATAACAGGTTCTAGAGTGGAGATAGTTAATACTGAACATTCAGACGTCAGTGGTTGGTTCTCATCTGTTTTAAAGAGTTTTTGGGGAAAGTTGATGATGACTGTTGTCAGTATAATAATAATTATCATCATAGGCCTATTGATTATCAATTGTGGTCCAATTATCTGTAAAACTTGCATTAGCAGCTATAAAAAGAAAAAGAGTAGAAGAGATAGATTTAGAGCAGATAGAGAAACTGAAACTGGACTGCGTCGACAACATAGAGTGGTATTTCATAATAATGAAACAGATGATGAAAGAGCAATAGAGATGATGGAATATTCTGACACACCGAGAACCCTGCGTCCCATTCCTGATTCACTGCCAGAACCCCAAGAAGAAACTACAAGAAACATGTCGCATAGTTTTTTCAATAGGTAAATTTGTGTTAAAACTGGTCTTGTTCATTTCTCCATTAATCATTATAATTGTCTTCTTTATTCTCCTTAATAAGAAACATCTAATACCTATTTCTATACCGGATATAAATCAAACTACAGTAAAAATGGTTCCCGAATCTTAAATATAAAAATGTAAAGGATTTAAAGTTCATGAAAAAAACAGTAACAAAACTAATAAAGTTTAATTATCAAGTTGTTAAAATGGATTTTTCTTATGAACAGTTATTAGATCCGATCGATGTCTTAGAAGAAGAGTTATTAGATTTTGATTTAGAAACAGAAGACTTAACTGATGATGAAGTTGAATACCTTCCAAATGTAAAGTATAAAAACCTAGAAGGAAAAGATTATAATCTTAACTCTCCTCTAATAAGTGATCTCATTGACTCTGGAAGAGAATACATTTTAAACCTCAACAAATATTTTTCTCATGAAAGGAATAACCCAGAGTTAGATCAATTCGCAAGGGCTCTAAAGGCAATAGGATTCTCTAAATTTGACTTAAAAAAGTCATCTGATCATCATCGGTATATGAGTAATTATATTTACAATTCAGACAGGAAACATCTAAAATTAGATATAATTCCTAGATGGAAAGAAGTACTTGAACTGACGAGAAACCCTGTGGAGGTTACAATAAAACATGTACTAGGATCTAAATTGCATTCTGATCAACAAGGATATATTGATAGATTGAAATATATCACCGTTGATGGACCATTTGCTAGGAAAACCAGATTACATCATGAATGGGAAAAGTTTACAACTCTACATTATATCACATACATCATGAATTCTAAAGCCTTTAGTGATAATAAAGATTGGGTTAGAGAGGTGTTTGAAACAATGGAGACCACAGAAGTGGATCCTGAAATGATTACAATAATTGGCACCGGATTAAATAAAAAAGAAACTTCATGGATTGTCTCTGACAATTTTGCATTAAATGTGAGGACTGGTTTATTTATTGCAAAAGATTTTTTATTAATGATGAAAGATATCACCTTAGCTAGGTGTATGAGTAAATTAAGCATGGTTAATCGAAAATCCCCAAACACGACATCAGATATGCTGGATTTTTTAGATAGGCTTTACTCTAGTGGTGATAATATTTTGACCAGACATGGAAATATGGCTTATAAACACATTAAATTACTAGAGGCAGCCTGCCTGGAGAGATGGAATCAACTAGGCCATAAATACAGACCTTTAATTCCTATATCTAATAGCATGAGTGAGCATTTAAAGAATCAATTGGAAGAAAATCAAGAACTATATCTAATTAGCAATAAATTCTTCGAACTGATAGAAAAGATAGAGGATCCTTGGGTGGTGGCACAGGCTTATGGAACATTTAGACATTGGGGACATCCTTACATAGATTATTTAAATGGATTAAAGGATTTGGAGAAAAGAGTCAATGAAGACATCAAAATTGATCGTCAATACACAGAAAAATTGGCAAGTGATCTCGCTTTCATTGTGCTAAAGGACCAATTTAGCAAACATAAAAGGTGGTTTGCTAGACCAAATGCCGGACTTTCTCAAGATCATCCAATTAGAAAATGTATAGAAAATAATGTCTGGCCCAATACAAAGGTTATTCTTGATTTCGGTGATAACTGGCATAAATTAGAATTATTACAGTGTTTTGAGATCCCTGATGCTATAGATTTATCTGATTTATATAGTGACAAGGCACATTCAATGCAGTACAGTGATGTATTAAATCACATACGTTTCAAAAAATCCAAAAAGAATATTCCTGCACTGAGAGTTATAGGGACCCTGTTAGAAAAAGAAAACCCCAATATCAAAGAATTTCTCCAAAGAATTAATGATCACGGTTTAGATGAAGATGACTTGATTATAGGATTAAAGGCTAAAGAAAGAGAACTAAAAGATAAAGGGCGATTCTTTTCATTAATGAGTTGGAATATAAGGTTATATTTTGTAATAACTGAATATTTGATCAAATTACACTTTGTGCCCTTATTTTCTGGTTTGACAGTGGCTGATGACTTGAACACTGTGACAAAAAAATTGTTGAGCGCCACAGAAGGGCAAGGCTTAGATGATTATGAAAAGGTCTATATAGCAAATAGCTTAGATTATGAGAAATGGAATAATAGACAGCGATACGAATCAAATGAACCCGTCTTCACCGTGATGGGGAAATTCCTTGGTTACCCCAAATTAATTTCTTACACTCACAAGATTTTTGAAAACTCTTTCATTTACTACAACGGAAGAATGGATTTAATGGGAGTGGACGGAAATGTTATCTACAATCTATATGAAGACAAATTAGTCTGTTGGCAAGGTCAATTAGGTGGTTTTGAAGGAGTTAGGCAAAAAGGTTGGAGTGTTTTAAATTATCTTATACTAAGAAGAGAAGCTGCAACCAGGAATACCGCACCTAAATTCTTGGCACAGGGAGATAACCAAATTGTTATAACACAATATACCTTAACAAGTAAAAGTACTACTGAGATCATACAAAGGGAGTTAAAAAATATATGGGAAAACAATATGCATATTATGCAACGTATACAAGCCGCAACAGGAAGAATTGGGTTAGTAATAAATAATGACGAAGTCCTAACCTCAGCAGAATTATTAGTATATGGGAAAATACCAGTCTTCAGAGGCAAATTGTTACCTCTTGAGACAAAAAGGTGGTCACGGGTCAGCACTGTAACTAATGAACAGATACCATCATTTTCCAACTCTTTAGCAAGCAGCACCACCACAGCTTTGGCTGTCAATCAACACTCTGAAAATCCTATTGAAGTTATGGCCCAACATCATTTCTTTAGTTCATTTGCAGGAACATTGGTTACATTTGTCAATCCTATTTTAGGTTTTGATCCAATAAAGTATGATTTATTATCGGTTAATACAAGAAAGTTATTCCTGGTCAGACTATTATATAAAGATCCAAGTGTTGGTGGGGTTTGTGGTACAAATTTGCTTCGTTTCTTCATTTCTAGGTTCCCTGACCCTTTAAGTGAGACCCTAACTTGGTGGAAAATACTTTTCGAAAATACAAAAGATTTAGAGATCGCTACAATAGCATTAGAGTGTGGGAATCCAAAATATGGCAGTGTTAACGATAAAACATTGGCAATGCTTTTAGAAGATCCAATGTCATTAAATATTCCAGGAGGATTATCCAGTGACACTATGATTAAAAATAAAATTTATGAAGGGTTGATCAATCAGATGACAGGTAAAAAAATAAAAAATGAGCTTGTGGTGGAGTCCCTCACTTTTTTCAATAATTACAAAGATAATTTTGTGAGGTGGTTATTTTCCATAAGACCAATTTTCCCAAGATTTATCAGTGAATTTTATACTTCAACATATTTTTACATCACAGAAAGTGTACTCTCTATTTTCCAAAATTCTAGAACAATCAGGAAAGTCTTTTCCAGCAGATTTCCTAAAGAAGTATACATGACAATTGTTAAGGGAGAGCAAATGTCGATTCGTAGTCTGTTAGATCATAAAAAGGGAACAGTCAGGGAATGTATATGGGCATGCTCTGCAAGCAAAGCCGATGAAATGAGAAAATTATCTTGGGGTCGAAAAATGGTTGGGATCACCACACCTCATCCTGCAGAGTTTACTAAAGAGATGGTTTGTTCAGAAGGGTGTACAAGTCCACACATAGTTGCTAAAAAGATTCCTTTTTCCGGTAGGAAAAAATGGACTAAGGGGCGAATGATGCCTTATTTAGGAACTAAAACCAAAGAATCGACAAGTATATTGCAACCTTGGGAAAAGAGACTAGAAATACCACTATTGAGAAAAGCATGTGATCTAAGGAAGGCAATAAGATGGTTTGTTAATGATGACTCAAATTTAGCTAAATCTATCTACAAGAATTTAGAGAGTATGACAGGAATTGACTTGAAAGAAGAGTTGAGGAATTATAGAAGGACCGGTAGCAGTAAACATAGATTAAGGAATTCAAGAGTCTCCAATGAAGGAAATCCTGCTATTAGTTATAATAACTTAACTTATGTTACAGTCACAACAGATAGTTTAGGTGATATTAATTCAGAGAATTATGATTTCATGTACCAATCTATCTTATGTTGGTGTGGTGTTTTATCATCACTACCATCCAACATAAACAGAGAATGTGAGACAACACACTTTCACCTCAGATGTGATGGTTGCTTTAGAACAGTGGAAGAAGAAATTCTTGATGCACCATCTATTTATCCATTTCCAAATGTCCAATCCTCAGTGAGAAGAATGTTAACACAAGATATCAAATTGAAATATCTACCTCGTATATCAACTCCGGATGAAAATATATGGGAAACATTGAGCACTAAGGATAAAAGTTGGCATATAGGAAGAGCTCAAGGTTTCTTATGGGGATTAAATGTATTTACAAAAACCACAAAGGAAGTGGAAGGTGATTTATTCCCTACATCAATTACTAAAAAGGTAGATCCAGAAAACTATATGGACGGGTTACATAGAGGATTTTGTTTAGGTGCTACATTGTCACCAATGTATACAAGATATGGATCTTTAAGTAGAATGGCAAGACTGAAGTTTGAAGGTGCATATTGGGAAATTGTAGATGCAGCTATGAAAACTAACTTACCTAGCATGATTGATCATCATAATTTCAGACCTTTTTTGAAGAGAACAGGAGGGGATTTAATCAAATCTTATCCAGCAAGAAAAGAAGAACTAGTGTTAGTTTTGAAAAAGTGGTTTCTCCATAAAATGGTTACAGAAAGAAAAAATAATTCTATATGGGAGAGCAAAAGAGTCATCGCATTTGCAGATATGGATACAGAATTTGTACTGTGCTTATTTCGTCTAGCAGAGAGTATACTCTGTTGTTACCAGAATGACACTTTATCAGCAGGTCAAGCTAGAGTGTTAGGGAGTGCTAAGGAGACAATCGAATTAATTTCAAAGTACAACAATTCGGACATTAATGAAAGAGAATTAAACAGATTGACGGAAATAGTGGTTGCCTCAAATCTCAAAGCACACGAAGTAGTTGACTCTCAAGCTAGACATGCTGCATCGAGCCTTCCTGACATAGCGAAATCGGAAAATTATATTGAAATTATATCATACGATGAGTTCCGCGGTTATGGTGGAAAAACAATTCGATTGGAATATCAGCCTGGAGACATGATAGATTGGAAGGATGGGATGGTAAAGAACTTCTATGTTCCTAGACTCAAAAATCCTTTGATATCGGGTGTTAGAATAGTTCAATACAGTACAGGAGCTCACTACAAGTATAAAGATATAGAAAGGGAATTTCAGATCAAAGGTGATGGCATTTTTTCAGGAGATGGATCAGGCGGGATAGGCGCGAACCATCTGAGATTGCATAAAAACTCAAGAGTGATATTCAACTCAAAATTGGAGCTTGAAGGAGATTCTCTTAAGGGATTAGCACCCGCTGGGCCCGGAGCTTATACAGTATCAGGGGAGGACGTAGTCACTCGGTGCATAAATTATTCTACATGTTGGGAAGAGCCATCAGATCTTAGTGATGAAAAAACGTGGAAAAATTTTCTTAGAATTATAAAAGAAAAAGACCTAGATGTTGAAGTGTTCTGTTGTGATGCTGAGGTTCAAGAGGAAAAGACTACTGAGATGATTGAAGATTATATATTGAGATACGTTCCGTCCATATTGAATAGGAGAACAGGGACATTGATCTACAAAACTTATTTTAACAGATTGTTGAATCCAAACTCAATAACACACTTCCTAGGAATGTTTTTTCATAGGTGCTACGGGTTCTTACCTACCACTCAAGGATCATTCACATCTGAAATTTACATAATATGTCAGTATCCAAAAGAGGTAGATTCTGTTAGTAGAACTGAACTAACATATACATCAATAGCTGAATTATACAATAATGTGAGAGTAATGGAAACTTATCAGAATGAGTTTGCAAGAGCTTGTGGTTTAATTTATGATGATATGACTTATGGGTTGGGACCTAAAATCCCCTTCCTAGATCCTGAAGAACTAGCTATATTTTTATCAACTGTCGGATTAGATACAGGATGGGCTTTACTGATATCTGAACAATTACACTTGTCTTGTTCTAACGGACTACACCCCATAATAATACTTTGGATACTAGGTTTCATCATATCCAGACATCTTGTAAGTGTCACCTCTTGGTTTAGAGTAGGGACAAAATTCCCACCATCAGTTCAGCTTCAAAAGATGTTAGCTGCACTATTTGGAATCTGGTTTGGAATATCTTATATCATGGAAGATGTGGAAAGTTATGCTAGGATCTCTTCATTATATAATCAAGAAATATTCTTCTCTTTAGGACTTACTAAAGTAATAGTGAGAAAGAAAGATAATAAAGAATTGGGACAATTCTCAACTTGGAAGATAGGACCAGGAAAAAACAGCAAATTAATTGATATAGGACCTAAAGCAGGTATAACACAGAGTATGATAAGGGCTCTTATAGTTCTGTATCGCGGTAAACATATCACAAGAGATATCTCCCAAGAAGACAAATTAGAAGGGGATAGAATACTTAGCTTATTTGGAAAGGGTTTAAATTTAAAAATTTTAATGCAAAGAACAGGAATAAATTACTTACAGGTAGGAGAGAAAAACCCTGAAGAAATTCCCATAATCTTGGAGGAAGAAATTCAAGAGGAGACCTTGGAGGAAATCACTGAAGAGTTTGATCAGTCATAATACAAATCACTCAATATAAGTTAACAAGAACCTTAATGTGATTTGATATAAAACTTTGTCAAACATTGTAATCAATGTAAAATTGTAAAAAATATCAAGCTGTAAATATAACTTAGAGATGTAAAATTCCAGTCCTTGAAAAAAACAAAAAACTCATGGATAAATTTATACTACTAGACTTTGATTTCCATCGT